GTCGGGGCGAGATCACTTGCCGCCGAGTTCGGAAAACTGTACGCGAACTTCTGGGTTCTCCTTCGCCTGTTTCGCGTTGGCTTTAAGGCAATTGACATAGCGTCCGACTTAACTGAAGTCCAGAACGTGGTCGATGTTACGTTTGGTTCGTCCGTCGCAAAGATGGAAGAATTTGCAAAAACATCGCGCCAGACATTCGGCATTTCCGAACTGACAGCAAAGAGATATGGGTCTCAGTTCCAAGCAATGCTGAAAGCGATGGACGTCCGCTCGCAAGACCTAATAAAGGTGAACCAGAGGCTTGCAGAGGACTCCTTTGCGGCGTCCGAGATGATGAGGAAGGGCTACAACCTCACGTCTAATGACATCGCGGATATGTCCATCAATCTGACGAAGCTGTCCGCCGATATGGCGTCGTTCTACAACCAAGAGACGGCGGCTACGGCTCAAAGGCTTCAAGCAGGTATTATTTCTGGACAATCCAGAGCGTTACGCCAATATGGCTTGGATTTGACTATTGCCACCTTGCAAGAATACGCACTTGCGAAGGGAATTGATACTGATGTCAAATCCATGACGCAAGCGGAAAAGACGATGCTCCGTTATCAGTATGCGATGGAGCGATTGTCTTATGTGCAAGGCGACTTTGCAAGGACGGCGAACACTTGGGCAAACCAAGTCAAATTACTTAAACAGAACTTCCAAGCGTTAGGATCTATAGTTGGTTCTGGTCTGATCAACGCTTTTAAACCGTTCATACAGCAACTCAGCAGCGCCATGAACACTATTATCGAACTTGTCGAGAAAGCGATGAACGCAATCGGCAAGTTACTTGGATGGCAGGTAGAGATATCTGGCGTTGGAGCGGCACTGGATGACGTCGGCGATGCTATGGAGGGCGTCGGCGGCGGTGGCGGTGGTGGTGGCGGTGACATCGGAGATGATGCCGCAGACGCCGCTGAAGGTCTTGAGGACGGCGCTGAGAGCGCGGACGATTTGTCCGACGCACTCGGTGGTGCGGCAAAAGCCGCAAAGAAACTCAAGTCATACACTCTTGGTATAGACGAATTAAATATCTTCCAACCAGTTGAGGAGAACGAGCAAGCCGCCAAAAAGAAAGCGGATAAAGCAAACAAAGGCGGCTCTGGTTCTGGCGGTGGCGGTGGCGCTGACGGCGGCGGTGGCGGCGGTGGCGCTACTGGCGGCGAGGTGCATTTCAGACCATATGAGTCCGACATCGATAGTTGGTACGAACTTGGTCAAAAAATCGCCGAAAAGCTAACAGAAGCAATGATGAAAATCGACTGGCTTAAGATCCAAAAGCAAGCCGTACAAATTGCTAAAAACATTGCTGATCTGCTTAATGGCGCGATTGATTACAAACCGTTCTGGCAGACGCTTGGTTATACGATAGCGCAAGGTCTTAACACGGCGCTGATGTTTGTGGACACACTCCTCGAAAGCATCCACTGGAAGGGACTTGGTTCGAGCATCGGTCAAATGATCACTTACGGTATTAAGACGTTTAAGTGGTCTCTTCTTGGAAAAACGATAGCGGACGGTCTCAACGCCGCTGTGGATTATCTGCTTGGGCTTGGTCTGTCGATTGACTTTACGGCACTTGGAAACGGAATAGCAAAGTCGATTAACGCTTTCTTTGAAAACTTCGACTTCTACGATTTGGCGGAAGCGTTAAATGTCTGGGTAGACAACCTACAAAAGTTTATTTCTGGTTTCCTTGAAAAACTTGATACAAAGAAGCTGTTTGAAGGACTGCACACATTCTTCTCGCATCTTGAACCAGATACCGTATTAACGATTATTGGTCTTGGATTGCTTAACAAGATTGGTTTTAGCATCGGCAGTAAAGTTGGGCAGAGAATCGTCGAGAAATTAATCGATTCTACGGCGGCAAAGTTTGTGGGACTCCACACCAAAATCGTGGACGCTCTCAAAGCCGCGTTGGGTGCGAGTACAACAGGAGGGGCGTTAGCAGGTGCGGCGTCTGGTGCATTTATGGCGGCGGTCACTATTGCCGTCACCGTGAAGTTCTTCCAAGACTTCTCTGAATGGAAGAAGAACATCGAGGACTACGGATGGGACGAGGGACGTAAGAAAACGGCGATGGAAAACGACGCCAATCCTTACAATCCATTCTCTGAGTACAACAAGAGCCTCGATGAAATGAACCGAAAGTCGGACAGGTTCTGGGCTAACTTCAGAAAGAACGCGGAAGAGAACGGCGCGAATCCTTATAACCCGACGTCACAGTATAACGAGAATCTCGAAAAAATGACCGAGAAGATAGGGACGTTCTGGAGCAGGTTCAAAGGTGGCGCACAAGAAAACGCCGCGAATCCATACGATCCCGTTTCAAAGTACAACGAGAACCTAGGAAAAGCCAATGAGTTGGTCAGCGGTTTTGTTGACGATGTCAAGCAGTATTTTACGGCAGAAAAGTTCGGGGAACTGTTTGATAATCTCGAATCTGGTGTCGATACGAAATGGCAAGAGTTCAAAACGTGGTTCAGCGGAACAGCTTTGGCGCAGTGGTGGGAAACTGATGTAACACCATGGTTTGGCGAGGAAAGATGGCAGGAACTTGGTGCCAACATCAAGGGCGGCATCGAAACTGGTTGGGATGAGTTCAAATCGTGGTGGGCTGATACAGCGATTGCACAATGGTGGACAACTGACGTAGAGCCATGGTTTGAGGTGGAAACATGGGCAGAACTCGCCAAGAGCATAAAGGGCGGTATCGAGTCTGGTTGGAATGAGTTTAAGTCTTGGTGGTCTGAAACCTCCTTTGCAAAATGGTGGGAGGAGGACGTTGCTGTTTGGTTTGAACCAGACAAGTGGACGGAACTTGGAAAGGTTATTCCGAACATTATTGAGGGACTTACATCGTTCGTGACGGACTGGTCAACGGAAATACAAAACTGGTGGAGTGAACATGTAGAAAAGTGGTTTGCCGCGGATGATTGGACAGGTCTTGGCGATGTAATCCCGAATATCATCGAGGGGTTCACATCGTTCGTAACCGAATGGGATACGAACATCACGGACTGGTGGGAAAATCACGTTACTAAGTGGTTCAAGAAGGATACATGGACAGACCTTGGCGCCAATGTTATTGAAGGTCTTAAAGGCGGTATTTCGACTGGATGGGATACGCTTAAAGAAACCGCTAAAGGCGCCGCGAATGCTGTTATCGGTGCAATAACTGGCAAGGATGCATGGGATGAGAACTCGCCGTCCAAGAAAGCGGAAGAACTCGGCAAATATTTCGTCGAAGGTCTTATAAACCCGTTTGACATTCTCGTTATAACAGTAAAACTCATCTCGTTCGCGAATAGGTTTGTCGAATATTTAAGGTCGATTCTCGGCGCGGATAAGTTCGCCGAAATCGGAACCGAAGCGATGAACTCCCTTGTAACGGCGATGACGTCCGCAATACCCGCCTTAACGACTTTTGTGACCGCGGCGATGGCGCAGTTTAAGGAAGCGTTTACAGCCCAGTGGGCTACGTTTAATGAGTACCTCATCGAACTAATGACGGTGCTCTTCACGGAAACGCTCGTGCCTTATTTTGGCGTTGATCAATGGGCACCGTTGTTCACAATGATGCACGAGATGTTTGTTGCACGCTTCGAGCAGTTCCGCGCGTGGTTCACAGAGTCCATGACGGCGTGGTGGTCTGAGAATGTAAAGCCTTGGTTCACAGCCGACAGGTGGAACGCGGATGTGTTCCTGCAAATTGAGAACCACTACAAGAAAGCGTGGAACAATTTCCTCAACTGGTGGAGGACGAGCATGAATGCTTGGTGGGCGAACGACGTCAAACCGAGGTACTTTGCTGACAAATGGTTCCCAGACGTTTTCGACATGATTGAGAACCACTACAAGAAAGCGTGGACGAGGTTCCTCAACTGGTGGCGTGAATCGATGAATTCGTGGTGGACTTCGGATGTCGTTCCGTGGTTCGTCTACGACAAGTGGTTCGAACAGTTCGACCACATCCATAAGGCGGCTGAAGCGACGTTCAAAGCCGTGTTGGAAGTAATCACAAAGTGCTTCAACGAGGCGGAACGTGTTGCGTCAGATGTGACGGCTCACATTTCGCAGATGGTGCAGGACGTCATCAACAAGATCAACGAGGCGATATCTGGTCTTGAGCATCTCAGTACGATGACAGTCAGCTTTGGCGGTATCGGCGGTTTCGCGGCGGGCGGTTTCCCCGCAACGGGTAGTCTGTTCATTGCGAACGAGGCAGGTCCCGAACTTGTCGGCACTATCAACGGTAGCACGGCGGTCGCGAACAACGGAGAGATCACGGGCATTCGTGACGCGGTCTATCAGACTGGCAATAGTGAAGTCCAACTGCTTGGGCAGATCATCGGTATTGCACAACAACTGCTCGATAAAGATCCCGTGGTGCTTGGTGACCGCGAGATCGCGATGGCAACGAGCCGAGGACAGAGTCTTCTTGGAGTTAATCTAATTAGCTAATGGGGGTGTGAGACATGGAATTTCTGACAATAAACGGAGTTGATGTCCCATGCCCCGATGCGGGGTTGGAGGTCATCATATCGACTGCCGTTAACAGCGGTCGTAACGCACAGGCGGAGGTCATAGCGGAGAAGGTCGGGCGCGACGTGTTGAAGTACAACAACCTTCAGTGGACGTGGCTTCGCGCGGATCAATGGGCGCGGATTTGCTCCTTGTTCGACAACTTCTTCGTGACCGCCCGTGTATGGGATATGGCTCATGCAAAATGGACAACAATCAAGATGTACCCCGGAGATCGGTCGGCAGAAATCTACTGGATTGATCCTGTTACAAAGATTCCAAAGAACTATTTGAACTGCAAAGTGAACATCATTGACTGCGGCATTCTGTGAGGAAGAGCGATGCTACCGACAACTGCTGAATACAAAGAAGAACAGAAAAGAGACTTGCGGAATGCATCGCATGTGTTCGTTTATCTCGGCGTAATCAGCAAGGAAGCACAGGCGAACGCATATGTAGACACGGTTCTCGAACCGTATGCAAGCGGCGATATCTTCCAAGAGCCGATATTCGAAGCGTATTACGCGTCGCTCGAAGACAATTTTTCAAGGGTGGACGGTTCTTTCAATTTCCTTCCAAGGCAAGAGGAACTGTTCGCCCTGTTTCAAGGCGCTGTGACCGTTGGCGTTGGCGGAGCGATTACATTCGACTTTGTTCAATACCACGAACTTGATATCAAGGGACTGACGATAGATTTCGGGGACTACTATCCCACGGAGTTTACCGTCACGAACGGCACGAACACTTACACATATCAGAATAACACGGCGGGCATATACGTCCTTGAGGATGTATTTTATGACACCGACTATATAACGATTACTCCGATAACGATGGTTGGTGGACAGCAGAGGATGCGGATTCACTCCATCATGTTCGGCGTTGGTCTTACGTTTGACAACAAGACGCTTATCTCGACGCAGAGGAGGACAACGGTCGACCACCTGTCCAACTCATTGCCAGTCAAGTCATTTACTTTCGTGATCAACAATCGCGGAAAGAAATTCAACAAAGACAATCCGAGGTCGTTCGTCAACTTCCTGCAAACTGGGCAGGAATGCTCGTACATGTACGGGCGGGAGATGGATGACAATTCCATATACAAACTGGACGGTGGAAACGTAGCGCTACAGACGTGGTCGTCCAATGACAGCCAAGCTAAATTCACTTGCGTTGGTTATCTCGACATGATGGCGGACATGTTCCACAAGGGACAGTTCAGACCGAACGGGATAACCGCTTATGCATTGGCGGAGGAGGTGTTCGCGGACGCGGGCATCGAGAACTATAGAATAGACACCTACTTGAGGCGCATCACGCTTCACAATCCTATTCCACTGACAACTCACAAGAATGCTTTACAAATGATCGCGAACGCGACGCAAAGCATTCTGTATGAGGACAGGAGCGGGAGGGTCATCCTTGAGTCATCCTTCACGCCGGACATGGTAAGCATTGCGCTGACGAATCCGACCGACTATTCGGAAAACGGCACGATTGATGACGAGGACGGCGCGGCGACAAACTATGCGACGTGTGAGAACGGGTTTTCCAAGGTAGACGGAACTCTGAAGTTCCTGCCAAGGACTCATTCGAGCGCAGACGCCGTTGGATACGTCTCTGAGGCTCTTGGAGGCGCTGACGGCATTATAGCCACCGAATCCTCCATCACCATTACTTGGGAGGCTCAGTGGACGTTCTACGGGCTTAGACTGGCATATACGCCGTGGGCGATGCCGACGCAAGTAACAGTCATCGGTTATGCAAACAACGTAGAGGTCGTTCGGGACACGACAACTAATCCGACGATATTCACCACTGAGTTCGATGAGTGCGACAAGGTCAAGGTCATATTTGATAAGACCGCGACTGGACAGAGAGTCCATTGCAAAACGATACGCATTGGTGACGTGTCCGACTACGAAATCACCTACCACGATATGGCTGACACGCCAGTGGCGACCTCGATGGAGAACGTCAAGAATATCGACGTCCACTACTTTGGATTCTCGTATGGCGATGAGCAGAACTCCGTCGCAACGTCGGACGTAAGCGTCGGGGATAATCTGATCACATTCGGAACGCCGTACTACAACTATTCAGTGGCATGGAAGACAGGAAGCGGAACACTCTCGATAGTCGAGTCTGGCGCTTACTACGTTGTTGTTAGGGCATCTGCGGCAGGAACGGTTGAAGTTACCGCAACGAAGATAGACACTTCCGACAGCACGCTGACATATGCGGCGAGTGAGATTGGCACGACGAAGACGGTCAAGAACCAACTGATTGATACGAAAGCACTCGCTACGACGGAGGGCGCATGGGTTGCCGACCACTATAACAGCGACACGGAGTATTCGATTACATTCCGTGGTGAACCCGCGCTCGACAGCGATGACCTTATCTATCTGGAGAACAAGTTCGTCAAGGAGAATCTGGTTCGGATTACGTCCGAGACGCTTGATACGTCAACAGGCATGAGTACGAAAGCACACAAGCTGACGTGCAGACGGGTGTCATACAAGATTTAACGATGGAGGAACAGTCATGGTTGTGATAAACGGCACTACCATCACGATGGTTAGGGGTGACACGGCACGGATATCTGTAGGAATCCAAGACGCAGAAGGACAGCCGTATGTCCCCGCAGAGGGGGACAGAATCCGCTTTGCCGCGAAGAAGAAATACACGGACGCGGAACCAGTCATCAACAAAGAAGTAGACACCACGGCGATGCTTCTTGTTCTTGATCCAGAGGACACGAAAGACCTCCAGATGGGAAGCATGAAGGGCAGATACGTTTACGATATTGAACTCACACAGGCGGACGGCACGGTGGACACCTTCATTCGTGGCGACCTCGTGCTGTTAGAGGAGATTATCTGATGGCGGAAGAACTGACAATCAATGGCAACCTTAACGGGGCGTTGTCTGCTATTGGTTCTGTCTCTGGCAGGATTGGCAAGTTCAATGGGGAGTATCCGACATATTCTGGTGCTTATACGGTTACGCCTACCGAGGAAGAACAGGTGCTTAGTACGGAGAGCAGGACGCTTGTGCAAGACATCGTCGTCAATCCAATACCGAACAACTACGGATTGATCACATGGGATGGAAGTGCAATCACGGTTTCATAAGGAGAAATAGGCAATGGCGAAAAATGTAGTGATTCGTGATGTGGAATACGCATCAGTTCCCAAGGTCAAGATCCCGCTTGCGGCGGGCGGCGGAGAAGCTGAGTTTCTGGACACCTCTGATGCCACTCTGGATAGCGGCGCGAAGATGCTGAACGGCAACACCGCTTATGCGGGCGGCGTGAAGTATGAGGGAACAATCCAGACAAAAACGGCAAGCGACTTAACGGCGTCTGGTGCAACGGTAACTGTTCCAGAGGGATACTACGCGGCACAGGCGACCAAAGCAGTTGACAGTGGTTCAGCGACTGCGGCAAAGAACATTACTGGCACTGGTGCTAATGTCAGCGCGGGCAATAATACGATTACGCTGACAAAGTCCGTGAGTAATACGCCGCAAGTTGAGGAGGGCTATGTCGCATCTGGAACGGCGGGCAATTCGAATGTGTCGCTCACCGCAAACGTAACGACTAAGTCGGCTGAGACGATTGTGCCGAGTACGTCACCAAAAACCATTGCGGCTGATACATATCTGACAGGAACGCAAACAATTGCGGGCGATCCGAATCTGGATGGTTCAAACATTGTCTACGGCAAGAGCATCTTCAACGTTGATGGCGAAGTGCAAGTTCCAGTTGTTTCGCAAGACTCCACGACCAAAGTCCTGTCTATCTCATAAAAGGAGAGCCATATGTCAAAAAACGTAACCTTATGGGGAGCGTCGTACTCCGATGTTCCCTCCATAGAAGTGCCATCCACTGGAGGTGGGGTTGCGGCGTTTCATGACGTGTCTGACACGACCGCGGTGGCGGCTGACGTTGCGACGGGGAAATATTTCCATGCCGCAGACGGTACGTTGACTGAGGGAACGTCCTCTGGCGGTGGCGGTTCTGCCTCTGACGCTGTCAAATTCTACGACTATGACGGTACGCTTCTCCATTCATACTCGGCAGATGAGTTCTCCGCTCTGACAGCGATGCCCGCGAATCCTACGCATACTGGTTTGATTTCGCAAGGGTGGAACTGGAGTCTGGCTGACGCGCAAGCGTATGTCGCTGAGTACGGTGCTTGCAACATCGGTCAGATGTACATCACGGATGACGGGAAGACGAGGGTCTATATTGAACTGCGAGAAGAAACATTATCCCCAATACTCATGTTCACTCTGCGTGGCACGGTAGAAATTGATTGGGGTGACGATTCTGCTATTGATACGTTGGCAGGGACATCATTAACATCAGTGCAATATGTCCAACACACCTATTTGAGTGCGGGTTCGTATGTGATAACGCTGACTGCAACAAGCGGAGAATTTGCATTTTATGGGAATCAATCTGTTTGGGGGCTTTTGCGGAAAAGTAGTACAATACATGGCATTGCCAATACCGTATACCTATATGCTGTAAAGAAAATTGAACTTGGGAACGGGGTTATTGTTTCGGATAATGCATTCACAAAGTGCTACTCCCTTGTTTCAATTACAATCCCAAGAGACGTAGCGAATATTGGGCAAAGTGCATTCAGCGCTTGTTATTCCCTTTCCTCAGTTACGATACCAGATAGTGTGACGAGTATTGTAGATAGTACGTTCGACGCTTGTTATTCCATTTCCTCAGTTACGATACCAGATAGCGTGACGAGTATTGAAAGTAGTGCGTTCAATGCTTGTTATGCCCTTGCCTCGGTTACGATACCAGATAGTGTGACGAGTATTGGGCGAAATGCATTTAACAATTGCAACTCATTTGTTTCAGTTGTGATACCAGATAGCGTTACGAGTATTGAAATGTATGCGTTTAGTAATTGCAAATCAATCATTTCAATTACGACTCCCAAAAGTGTGACAAAATTTAATTCATATACGTTCAGTGCTTGTTATGCTCTTCGCTCGATTACAATTCCAGAAGGGACAACGAGTATTGGAATATATACTTGTAATAGTTGCTACTCTCTTTCTTCGGTTACGATACCAGATAGTGTGACGAGTATTGAAAGTGGTGCGTTCAATGCTTGTTATGTCCTTGCCTCGGTTACGATACCAGTTGCGGTAACATCAATTGCCGCCAACGCATTTAAGCAATGTTACGGTCTTGCTGAGATACATTTCAAACCGACAACACCGCCAACAGTAGCCAATAAGAACGCATGGACAAACATTCCCACCGACTGCATCATCTACGTTCCCTCTGGAACACTTTCCGCATACACAAGCGCGACCAATTACCCGTCATCAAGCACATACACCTACATGGAGGAATCGGCATGATAATCACAGAAACATTAGAAGACGGCATGACACACACCTACAGCGATGCAGGATTCAAGATTCAGCAGGAAACGGGTGTGATCTACGACGATGCGGTAGATGTCGTGCCGCACACATACACCGAGACGGATATACCGATTGAAAATGATGGAGAAGAAACACCAGAGACGGCTGATCAAAACAACATGATAGGAGGTTGATATGGAGATTAAAACATTCGGACAGGCACTGGACAACAGATACGTCAACGAGGGAGATGGCGGTGGCGCTACTGGCGGGAAAGGCACTATCGTAGCCGACTTTGTCAATAACACGCTCAGCGTTACGACAAGCGGGCTTACATCTTTTGAGGATGTTCCTAAAGATTTGCTTGTTTTTGATGAACCAGTATCCTTTGACCTTACATATACCCCGTCCGAAAGTAGCGGGATGGAGTACGGGACACGGGTCTATAACACTTCTGCACAACACGGGTTTCAATTGTATAATGACGGGACGGAGGCTTTAGAGTATTTACTATGTACTCTAACTGGTATCAACAGTGAGAATGCGCAACAACAAACGATTACAACAAGTACAGTGACGTTTGCGGTATACCGTGAATATGCAAACGGCGAGTGGTCAGACTGGGCTTATGGCGAGGACGCAAACCACTCATAAAAAAACGGAGGTCATCATGGCTTGGACAACGCCAAAAACGGACTGGACAGCCACATATGACAGCAATGGAGTCTACACGGGGGATTACTTCTCCTATGTAGACTTCAATCGTATTAGGGACAATCTGGAGGCGCTCACGGAACTCGCGGAGATGCTGTACGTTCTGAGAGTTACGGGGACACTGCCGAGTACAAAGGCGGTCACGGATTACCCATATGCGGACGAGATAAATCTGCTTGAGAAGCGCTTGCACGAGATCAACGCTCAGAGCATCAAGCGGTCGATAGGGACGCAGAAGACATATGTGGACAACGGCGCATTTATTGATGCCGCCGAACTTAACAGAATTGAGAGCGCTACGCTCGACATCTATAGGATTCTCACGGAGCAAGCGGGTGGCAGAAAGATGCTCAAGTTCCGACTTGGCTTTCCTGCGGGTGCGATCAAATTTTAACGGAGGATTACAATGGCAACATTACCTACCAATTATGCGGATGCCGTTTGGGTCGGCAACCGCAAGTACACGATGGAGGAGAACCAAGACAACAGTGTGTCCTTCACCGATGTGACGGAGTATTCCGTTGAGGGTTCCTATTTCGGTGCGGGCGACATCAACAGGACGAATACTCAGATTAACGGGATGTCTGGGGCGCGTGTCATCAGTATCGCCGCATCTGCATGGAGTTCCTCTGCGACGACGGTCAATGGCAACTCCTATTTCACGACCACGGTCACTGGGTTGACAATCTACGAGGACAATCCGCAGATTGCGATTTCCCCGACTGGAACTGTTCCGACTACGGCGGAAGAGAATGCATTTGCTCTGCTTGCTTATGCGGTTGCTGACGTCGCGTCTGGATCAATCACGTTTTATGCGTACTCGAAACCGTCCACGACAATCACACTCATGGCTAAGGGGGTGGCGTAATGGGATTCTGTATTCTCGGCGGCAAAGAGGGTTATCTGCGTAAGTCTCTGTCCGACAAACTGACGTCACTTGGTCAGACCGTTGGTATCGGTGCGGCTGTCGCTGATTTCACAACCGCCATCCAGAACATCTACACGAACCGCTATACGGCGGGGCAAGACAGCCTTAAGGTCGACCGCAAACTGACGCTGACATCGTCCCAGACAGGCAACAACATCAACATTGCGGATAACTGGTACACAACGTGCGATGCGTCGGCGGTCTACACTGCGGGTCAGAACTCGGTCAAGACTTCGCGAAAGCTGACTTTAGCGGCAAATCAGACTGGAACGAATGTCGATATCGCCGACAACTGGTATACGACCTGCGATGCGAGTGCCGTTTATAATGCAGGAGTTACAGCGGGCGGTCGCAAAACCAATTTGAACCTCACCTTTATTGAAACATTTGGCGAAAGAACGACCAAGAATTACAACGATAGTCAGTATGTCGCTTATGTATTCATGGTTGGCGGTGAGGGTATTTATAGGTTGACCAATATGTTCGCATCAGGAACCGCATATTCTGGGACTATGACCAATATATACACAGACACAGAAATGGAGTGGGGAAACTGTCTTAGGATAGTCCGAATCGAACGCAGTACGGGAATCAAGATAGTATCGGGTGATAGAACATACTGGCACGTATTTGGAGTGAAATAACTTAGAACACGATGCAACACGCCGCGCAGTGTTGATCAACACCGTTTGTGCCATCTTGACCATGACAGCGCAGTTTTATGGTTTGACCACTTGCAAGACTGACGTTTTTGGTTCCGCTGTGAACGCCCTCCGCATTGCTGATGGTTGTCTCCGTTGAACCAATGAAGTATGAAACGTATGCCGTAGTTGCTTGCCAGTTTCTGACAGTCCACTGGATAGCGACCGTTTGTGCCTTAGTGGCTGTAGCAGTAGCGGAATCACGATATTTTACACCGCTTGTAGAAGTTCCTTGGTCGTCTTGAATATTGTCACCACGTCCCGCATGTGCCCACAGCAACTTCGCTGTACCCTGTCCGTCGGTCTTACCTTTGTTGTACACAGCGGACGCATCACAAGTGGTGTACCAGTTATCGGTGATGTTTACGTCGGTGCCGGTTTGACTTGCCGTTAAAGTCAGCTTTATCGAATAGTTGTTTCATTAACCATTTTCAATATAGGAGGAATTATGGATATGGTAACTTTTATCGCGAACAGAATTATCAGAGAAGCAGACAAGTCGACTGAAAAGGGCAGGAAGATGTACCGTGCCTATTTTGTCAGCACTACTATCTACCAGAGATGGCGTGCGGAAGTCGATGCAGTTCTCACACAAGAGGGCTATGAGGACGTTATCCTCGTCGGTTGAAGGGAGGCACTTAGATGCAACTTATATTCGGGACTCACACGTTTGAGGCGCTTGCCTATCCGCGTGAGAACAACGATATGCTCGTCCTTAACTTCGACGCGACAGGTACAACATTCGAGGACTTAAAGGCAATTCTGCACGACCACAAATGCACCAGAGTTGTCAGATTCGTTGATGAGGGCGAGCATGAGATTGAGTACAGCAACTACTCGGTCTACAGAGAACTCCAATACACCGATGGAGAGGACGAACGGACAATCGCTATGGCTACTCTCGTCCAAGAAGACCTCGCCACAAAGGTCGACCGCCTTGCTGAACTCATCAATGAACAAGCTGTCAGCATTGAGGACACCAACACCGCTATTGATGAAATCATGACTGTCGTAATTCCAGAACTGCTTGGTGGCGAAACGCCAGTGGATGACGAAGCGTGATGACGAATGAGCCGCAAGGCTCTTTTTTAGTGGGGAACAGACCAATGGAGAGATGGCAGTTGCTGACGACTATTATCGTCGCAATATTCGGGAGTACGGGGTTCTGGTCATGGCTTAGTCAGCGCCATGCAAGCAACAAAGAAATCCTCAACCGCGTTGACGGACTGGCTAAGAAGGTCGACGACTTGTCGTACAAGGTCGACTGCAACGAAGCAGTAGAATGCCGTGCGCGTGTCTTACGGTTCAACAAGGAACTGATTGAGAATGAACGGCACACGGAAGAGGAATTCACACAGGCTCTGGAAGATTGCGACAAATACGAGAAATTTTGTTCAAAACATCCAGACTTTCGCAACAACAAAGCAAGTCTCAGCATCGAGAACATAAAGCGGTGCTACCTAAAATGCGAGGAACAGCATGATTTCCTTTAAGAAGAAGCGAAGGAAGCCCAAGAAACCGCTCGACAAAATCGACAGATTTGTCATTGGCGTGATGGTGTATTGGGTCTTGTTTGTGGCGGTTATGACCGTCGTTTTTTGTTTTAAGGGAATCGTTCCAGACACTTTGATCCAATACGCGTTAGGGGGCGGTGCTATCGAACTGGTATGCACTGCCCTTATTGAAATCATGAAGGAAAGGGAAGGAAAGAAGAATGAGCGAGATAGTATTCACACTGGTCAAACTGATAGTTCTGATCCTTGCGTCTCTGGTGACGATATATCTGATTCCGTGGCTTCAGACGTCGGTGGATGCCAAGACAATGGAGAAGGTTAAGTTCTGGACTGAGGCGGCGGTCAACTGCGCACAGCAACTTATGTCGGATCTCGACGGCGCTGATCGCAAAAAAGCGGTAGAGTCATTCCTTAAGAGAATCCTCGACGAGAACCACATCTCTATTACCGACGAGCAGTTGAACACGCTCATTGAGGCGGCGGTCAAGCAGATGAAGATAGCCGAGAGGAGGTGACCTCTATGGCGGTTATGATAGGGCAAGCAAGTTCGGATGAACGTGGGAAGTACCGTGGCGGTCTTGCGGGAAACCAGAGCGGGCGCGAACTGAACATCCGCAAATGGTATAACCGCCCGTGGGATACGGTTATCCGTGCAAAGCGACCAGAGATAGCAGATAAGATTGCGACGGCTATGGAAAAGGCTTGCCGCAACCCACATATCGGTTATGATCAGTGGCAACGCACTACACTGTACACCGAGGCGAAGAATGTCGGATTTGACCTTTCCCGTGTAAATGTACCGTGCGAGACCGACTGCTCCGCACTCGTTGCAGTTTGTGTCAATGCGGCGGGAATTCCCGTGTCCAAGGACATCTACACTGGGAATGAAGCGAACTCTCTGCTTGCGACGGGCGAGTTCACGTCAATTAGGACGGCGACGTATACCACGTCAGACAAATATCTGAAGCGCGGCGACATCTTGATTAACACACGCTCACACACCGCTGTGGTGCTCTCAGACGGCTCAAATGCTCACGGTCAACCATTTACCCCTACGACCGACGTAATAGCCTACAAGACGCTCAGAAAGGGCGATAAGGGGGCGTGGGTGCTGTTGCTCCAACAGTTGCTGTGCGCAAGAGGATATCATGTGGATTGCGATTCCGACTTTGGGAACGATACTCTGGCAAATGTTAAGGCGTTCCAGAAGAATCGCGGTCTTGTTGTTGATGGAATTGTTGGTCAAAAAACATGGGCGGCGTTAGTGCCGTAATTGGCGGATAAAGGAAGTAATGCAGATTTATTGTTATACGGTTCCCGAATTGAACCGTTATATCGAGTTATGCAATTTCTCCAATGATGAAATGCGGTACTTTAATCTGCGATCAAGACGTAACAGCAATGTAAGCATCGCATTAGCGATGAATATATCCGAGGCACAGGTATCGAAGATCGCGAGACGTGTTAGAGATAAGATGAAAAGAGTAGAGAAATACATGTGAATTTCATAAAGATATCGTAGAAGTTGCTTTACGCGATTCCTCTTATACTCTCATTTGAAGGGGGATGTGTGATGGGAAACAATATTTGAGTATTCAGTGTTGTTTTTTGTCGCATGTCCCCCTTTTTTTATTGTCTAAAACTGGTCTATGGTGGGCAACAACTATGGCTTATATACCGTACAATCCAAATCCAAGCGGAAGCTACGTCGGTGACTGCGTCATACGTGCCATATCCAAAGTAACTGGTAAGGGATGGGACGACGCGTATGTCGGTCTTGCCGTTACTGGGTTCGCGCTTAAGGATATGCCATCGTCTAACCATGTCTGGGGCGTCTACCTTAAGAACAACGGGTTCAGAATGATAGCACTTCCAGACACATGTCCAGAATGCTATTCCGTGTCGGAATTCTGCGATGACAACCCATCTGGACGGTTTATCCTTTCAACAGGTTCTCATCTTGTTGCCGCAATTGGCGGCAATTACTACGATTCGTGGGACAGTGGAGACGAGGTAATAGAGTGTTTTTGGGTGAAGGAGGAATAATATCATGCCCGCTTATAACAATTTCTATCCCGCTACATATCAGAGTCCAATGCAGTACCCGCAGTATTCACAGCAGACAATGCCACAACAGATTCCATATTCGCAAGCACCGATGGTGCAACAGCCGATGAACTCCAACGGGATCATTTGGGTATCTGGTGAAATAGGCGCGAGGGCGTATCCGTCACCTGCGGCGGGGCAAAGCGTGTTGCTTATGGACT